GCGTACGTGCGAGCGTACCGAGGGTTCGAATCCCTCCCTCTCCGCCAGTACACACAGCTAAGCCCTTGAGAAATCAAGGGCTTTTTTGTTTGTGGCGTGTCACGAATGGCGTATTTTTCTGATTGGCAGTGTTCTACAAAAATCAGGTTTGTTCTACAAAACCAGAATCTTGCATTGACCAGCAATGGCCGTGATGGCAAGCTGACACCTCCTAAAGCCTCAGCAGTGCCCCGCGTCTGTCACGCGGATTTTTTGCGCCTTCTTTCCGGCCAACGTGCGTTTGCATGCACGGTGGCACGTCGATCAAGGGGGGTGTCGGGTAGCGGTAACGCCCCGGCGGCTCTGAGGCCGTAGGAGCGCCCCCACCCCGCTTCGGGTGGAATTCCTAAATCCTCAGGAGGCATTCATGCCAACCATCATCACCAACGTACTGCTGCGCCGCCTGGCCGCATTCCCCTCCCATGAAGAAGCTGTTACCTACGCTCGCCAGAAGTTGGCCGAGGGTATCTCAGGCTTGAATATCGTCCCGCGTGGATCCGTGTACGAGGTTAATCGACCCGTCCGTATTAAGTTTTGATATCAGGTGATATCATACGATATCGTATGATTCCATAGCATAGCATTGGGGTTTGACTATGATCTTATTGGTAGGCGGTGAAAAAGGCGGTGCAGGCAAGAGCACCTTGGGCAGCAACCTCGCGGTGGTGATGGCCAAGCGTGGGGCTGACGTGATGCTGCTGGACGCAGATCCACAAGGCACAGCAAGCAAATGGATTGGCCGGCGCAATGACGCAGGCCTGCCGGTGATCCACTGCGCACAGAAAACGGGCGAGGTGTTCGCCACAGCAAAGGATCTGGCCAAGCGCTACGAGCTGGTGATCATCGACGCCGGCGGCCGCGACAGCAAAGAGCTGCGATCGGCGATGATGGCGGCCGACGTGATGCTGATGCCTATCCAGGCAAGCATTGCGGATCTGGAAACCCTCGAACACATGGGCGAGGTTATCAGCATGGCCAGAGCGATCAACACGGGCTTGCAGGTCAAGGCGGTAATCACCAGGGCACCGACTAACCCGAGCATCACCGAGGTGGCCGAGGCCCGCGAGCTGCTGGCCGACTACCCGGAGATCAGCCTGGCCAAGAGCATCATCCGCGATCGGAAGGTTTATCGTGACGCGCTCCTGGAGGGGCGCGGCGTAGTGGAAATGGACAACAGCAAAGCACGGGCCGAAGTGCAGCTGCTGTCGTACGAAATCTTTGGGGAGGTGGAATGAGCGGTAACCGTTTCAAACGTGCGCTACCAGGTGCTGGCCAGCCAGTTGACCCTGCGGCCGTGGCCAGCTTTATCGCCGGCGCTGATGCACATGAAGCGGCTCCGGCCGCAGGCGTTGGCATCGAGGAGAAGCCGCTGAAGATCCTGCCGGTACCGGAATACGACCAGGGCGGCGGCAAGCTGTCTGATGCCGTGCTATTCCGCTGCACGCCGGCCGTATTCCAGGAGCTGGACTTCGTGTTCAAGCACAGCACGGCCAAGAGCAAGCAGAAGCTGCTGGAGGCGATCCTGCTGCCGCAGCTGAAGGCGATGGCGAAGGAGATCAAAGGGGAAAACAGTGGAAAGTGATATCGTCAAAGAGGTGGTGTTGCCTAGTGGACGCTTCGCGGCATTCCGCAAACTCCGGTTTGGTGACTTCGTTATCAGTCACGATGACAATCCACATGCAATGCTGGCCAAATTGGCCGAGCAGACAGTCACGTTGGACGGCGAGCCAATTTCATTCGAACAGATAATGGAAATGGATGCCGGTGAGTTTTTCCCGATATCAAAAGTACTGTCTGACTTCATGTGCGAAGCAATGTCCACTCAGAACGGCATTGCGTAGCATCCGGAGTTAGCACCGAAGAAGCCCCGAGCGATCGGGGCTTTTTTCATGCACGAAAGATACCTCACGCATGCGCGCCCTTACGCGTGTAGGACGGCTGTTTTTCAAAGTCATGGCGGGGGTCAGAAAAAAGGTAACATCGGTAACCAGTAGCGAAGAAACCGGCCAGAAGCCTTGCTGTATAAGGCTTTCAGCGGTTTGGCACAAAGGTAACATCGAGATAACTTAGAGGTAATCAGGTTACCAATATAGAAGTAACTTTTTAACCAATTAGCACCCTTACAAATCAAGCACTTACATTCAAGTTACCTTTTGCGTTACCTCTAATTACCTTCTCTGGTAACCAAAATACGCCAGCAATATCAACAGCTTGCACACCACAAACCACCGCTGCGGCAGGTGGTTACCTTTTACCAGACCCCCTACCCTGTCTTGTAACGCCACCCCCTGCATGAAAACCCCCTCCGGCTGCATGAAAACGCAAGTTTTCATGTGGCACGCATCCCCCCGAGAGCCCCAGTACTGGCGCGGTTTCGGGGCATTCATGCACCTGCACGCTTTCCCACACATGAAGCGCGGGGGCGTGGCGGGGCAACGAGGGCGCGCGCTGGGGGTTGGCAGGGGTCGAATGCCTGGCGGGCAGGCAGCAAAAAGGCCACCCGAAGGTGGCCTGTGGTGGTGGGTGCGGTGGTCGCGGCGTCAGTCTGTCGACGGCACTGCCAGCTGGTACGGGCCGAAGGTGATCACGTCCTCGCCCAGGATCTCGTTTATCTCCTGTAGCCGCGTCTGCAGCGGAAGGATCTCGTTGTGGTAGAACACCTCGGCCGCCTTGCTTGCGTCACCAAAGCCGCCGGTGTTGCTCGGGATGATGCCCATCAGCTGAGGCGGTACCCGGTGCGCCGCGAGCACGTCGTCGCGGGTGACGTTCTTGATATTGAAGAACTCATCCTTCGCGGACACCTCGCTGATCGGGATGATCTGGATACCGTCCTTCTTACCTTGCGGGGCGTACATGAAAAGGTTGCGAAAGTTGCCCGGCCCCTTGCTGTCCTTCAGCGCCTTGCGCAGCGCGTCCACGTCGGCCGGCTGCTGGGCGGCGTCGGTCATGTACAGGATGAAGCCAGCGTGAGAGCCGTTCTGGTAGTACTTGCGGCGGAACAGCGTCGCGCTCTCGTTCAGCCAGGCGCTGTTGAGCGCGGCCAGGTACTCGGGCAAGCCGTAGACCTCTTGGTTGATATCGTGCTCCATCAGGTGGATCACGTTGTCGAGCTGCTGCTCTTTCTTGTACGAAGGTACCCACCAGTAGCTGTCCAAGTCGGTACCGCGCCGGGTGAACTTCGCCAGCGCCGGATCCAGCTTTATCACGTCACCAAACCGGTTCTTCACTTGCTGCAGGAAGAGGTTGCCAAACACCAGGTAGTCGGTCACCACCTGGGCAAAGGCTGCGCGCGTCAGCAGCGGATGCGGCCGGAAGGTACTCACCAGCACGTTGCGCTTCACCGCGATCGCGCTGTTGTGATGCACCGATGCCCGCCAGCTGCGCGCCAGGCCTTCCCAGCTGATCGGCGGCTCGTACCACTTGCCGGCACTCAGGCACTCGGCATAGTCCATGATCTCCCGGCGATCGAGCACCGGTGTCGGGTCGCCAAAGGTGAATGCCTCGATGTTCTCGGTACCGTGGGGCATGGCCTGGTGGTTACTGGGTGGTGTGATGGGGCGGCGACGCTTGGCCATTAGTAAATCTCCATGATGCTGGAGTTCGCCTCTGTCGGCCCCTCCAGCGGTTCGTTGTAAAGGGCATGCATAACGGCAAACGCGATATCTGAATGGCTGGTCTCCTCCGACCGGCCAGCCTGGTATGTGGCCTGGCGGCCAGATGGCGTCATGGTTTTCTTGATGGCCATAAAGCTGGCTGCAATATCTGTGTGCCCGGCGTCGTACTCCAGCCGGCCCTCGTTCAGCACATGCAGTGCCTTCAGCACCATCTTGATCTTCAGCTCCACGTTGTACGTGAAGGTCACGGTATCCGGCCGGAACTGCTTGACCAGCTGGTAAACGGCAGAGCCCACACCGGTCACGTCCATCCCGATGTACTCGACGTTGAAGCGGTCGCAGGTGTCCTTGATCACCTTGGCTTGTGCCGCGTAGTCGGAGCTTGGCAGCTGCATCCGCTCCAGAATGCGGAACTTGCCCCCCGGTACCAGAGGCGGTGCCAGCACCACCAGCGCTGCCTTGTCGCCGCCATTGGATGGGTCATACCCCACCCACACCGGCCGGTTGCCAAAGGGTCGCAGGGAGAACGGCTTCCAGTCGTCCCACACCTCCCAGCTGTCAACCATGGCGCGCTGCATCAGGCTGAAGCCGAACACCGACTCGCCATCGTCAATGAACTGGCACATGAACAGCTGCGCGAACTCTGGCGGCGTGTTTTCCAGCTTCAGCCGCTCCAGGTCGAACAGGTTGCAGCCACCCGCCAACGCATCAAGGATTGTCACGATCTGCCGCCACTGGCCATCAGGGCAGCTCATGCCTGCGGCCAACGCCGCATGGCTGAGATCAAGGCGCGGAATCTGCTCGGACTTGGGATCCAGAAGTACTCATCCATGTACAAGTTGCCGTGGCGACCCTGTGCCGTGCGGCTGTTTGTGCCAAGGAACATCAGCTCGGCGGCATTCGGCAGCTTGATCACCTCGCCCTTCAGCTCCACGTCTGCCACTTCCTTGGCGAAGTCGACGATGTAGCTGCGGAACTGGAAGGCCTGCGCCTTCGATGCAGACAAGAAGATCTGATTGCGCCCGGTCTTCAGCGCATCGATGAAGGCTTCGTGGGCGAAGTAGTAGGTCGCGCCGATCTGGCGACTCTTGAGGATGTTGCGGATCCGCTCGGTCAGGCCGGCGCGGTACCAGTGCTTCTGGTAATCGAACATCCGGTCGAGGAAGGCATCCTCCAGCAGCTTCTGCTGTTCCTCGCTGATCGCGTTCTTCTCCGGCATCCGCTTCGGTGCCGCATTGCGCGCCGCAATCTTCGGGTTGAGGTCGACCTCTTTGCCGGTCTGCTGGTACTTGCCCACGCGGGCCATGCGCTCTACCTGCCGCCCGAGCAGATCGATCTCTTTGAAGTCGATCCCTTCCTTGTGCTCTTTCAGGATCAGCTGCTGTAGCCGCGTCTCGATGGTCGACGCAATGCGCTCTGTCGGGTCGGACTCATCCCAGGCATCACGCCGCTTCCAACTGTGAACCGTGGCCGGTTTCTCGCCCAGGTGCTCGGCGATGCGGGCGATACGCCAGCCCTGCCAGTACAGGGCACGGGCAGTGCGGCGCGGATCCAGATCGGTGGTTTGGGGTGGGGTGATATCGCTCATGCCCGCCAGTCTGCCGCGCGCGTGAGCTGTCGCCCTCTGGCTTTGGTCGTGCCAGCCACCGGCACAACCTTAACCGGTTGAGCCAGGCGCTTTACGGTTTCAGCATGGGCGAATCTCTACCGAATAGCCCCGGCAAACCCGCAAAAGGATCCGCACATGGCACGTAAGTCCAAAGAGTTCTGCATCGCAACGGAAGGCGCAACCACCGACGGCCGCGTCATCGAACGCAGCTGGCTTGAGCAGATGGCCGCGAGCTACGACACCAAGCTGTACACCGCCCGCGTGAACATGGAGCACATCAAAGGCTACACCCCGGACAGCCCGTTCAAGCGCTACGGTGACGTTCTGGCCCTGCGCACTGCCGAAGGCGAAGACGGCAAGTTGCGCCTGTTCGCCACTATCGACCCGACCGACGACCTAGTGAAGATGACTACCAAGGATCGTCAGAAGGTGTTCACCTCCTGCGAGATCAACACCAAGTTTGCAGACACCGGCAAAGCCTACCTGGTCGGTCTGGCTGTCACCGACGATCCGGCCAGCCTCGGCACCGAGATGCTGACCTTCAGCGCCCAGGCCGAAAAGAACCCGCTGGCCAAGCGTAAAACCCACCCGGACAACCTGTTCTCTGAAGCCGTCGAGTTCACCCTGGAGCTGGAAGACGACAGCACCGGCGTGATCGAAGGTTTCACCGCCAAGATCAAGAACATCATCGGCAGCTTCAAGAAAACCACCGACACCAACTTCAGCGAGCTGCAGAACGCCATCGAAGTGATCGCGGAAAGCCAGAAGACCCTGCTGGAAAAGTACGGCCAGCTGGAGGCTGACTCGGAGCAAGCGAAAGCCTTCAAAGCCGAGCTGGACAAGCTGTCTGCCGCGCACGACGAGCTGGTACAGAAGCTGAGCAAAGAGCCCACTGGCCAGCAGCGCGACCGCACGCCGGGTGGCACCGGCGCTATCCAAACCGACTGCTAACCCGCCACCCCGCAAAGAAACAGGAAACCGCCATGCGCAAAGAAACCCGCCTTGCCTTTAACGCTTACAAAGCAGCCATTGCCACGCTGAATGGTACGCAGGACGTCAGCGAGAAGTTCACCGTTGAGCCGAGCGTGCAACAGACGCTGGAAACCCGCATTCAGGAGTCGAGCGACTTCCTGACCCGTATCAACAACATCGGCGTCACCGAGCAGAGCGGCGACAAGCTCGGCCTCGGTATCGGTAGCCCGGTCGCCAGCACCACCGACACCACGCTGAAAGACCGCACCCCGATCGACCCGACAACCCTGGACGCTACCGGCTACTTCTGCACCCAGACTAACTTCGATACGCTGATCCGTTATACCAAGCTGGACGCCTGGGCCAAGCACCCCGACTTCCAGACCCGTATCCGCGACGTGATCCTGAAGCGCCAGGCGCTGGACATCATCACCATCGGCTTCAACGGTATCAGCCGTGCCGCCACCTCGAACCGCGTGGCGAACCCCCTGCTGCAGGACGTCAACATCGGCTGGCTGCAAAAGTATCGTGCTCACGCGCCGGCCCGTGTGATGCATGAAGTGGTAGCCGGCTCCAACCAAGTCAAGATCGGTGCCAACGGCGACTACAAAAACCTGGACGCGCTCGTGATGGACGCTGTCGGCAACCTGATCGACCCATGGCACCAGGAAGATACCGAGCTGGTAGTCCTCCTCGGCCGTGACCTGCTTGCAGATAAGTACTTCCCGCTGGTCAATGCAACCCAAGCGCCTACGGAACAGATCGCCGCCGACCTGATCATCAGCCAAAAACGCGTAGGTGGCCTGCAAGCCGTACGCGCCCCGTTCTTCCCGGCCGGCAAGATGATGATCACCCGCCTGGACAACCTGTCCCGCTACTACCAGGAAGGCTCCCGCCGTCGCACCGTGGTGGACAACGCCAAGCGCGATCAGATTGA